ATGACTAAGCGCAAAGTAAAAGCGAAAGATTTGAAAGCAACACAAAGTAACTTTAATGTAGATAAGATTACCCAAGCAGTTGCTAAGTACAAGACGTTGGCGCAAGCAAAGCCAATTATCGTAAGCAGTGATGGATTCGTTATCGATGGACATCACAGATGGCTAGGTGCTGTGAATGTAGGTGGAGATATCTCTATCATGCAAGCAAGTGTCAAAGCTAAAGAACTGTTGGATGCTATTAATCAGTTTCCAAAAACTTTTAACAAGAATATAAATCAAACATAAGGTGAATATAAAATGTCCTTTCCACTAACAAAAGAAATGCTAAGTGCAATGATCGGTAACAATCCTAAGAGCGATGAATGGTTCGATGCTCTTGCAGAGATTATGCCCAAGTATGAAATCAATACGCCTAATCGTATTGCTGGTTTCATTGCTCAGTGCGCCCACGAATCAAATAACTTCAAGTCACTTGAAGAGAACTTAAACTACAGTGAAAAAGCACTGAACGCAGTGTTCGGTCGCTATTTCGGAAAAGGTAAAAGAGATGCCGCAGAATATGCACGTAATCCTGAAAAGATTGCAAACTATGTTTACCAAGATGAATTCCGCACAAAACGTGGTGCTATGGGGAATACCAACGATGGTGATGGGTGGCGATTTAGGGGCCGTGGCCTTAAGCAACTTACAGGCAGAAATAACTATACAGCATTCGGAAAAACAGTAGACTTGACAGCCGAAGAAGCACAAGAGTACGTAGCAACTGAAAAGGGTGCTGTAGAGAGTGCTTGCTGGTTCTGGAACACAGCGAAACTAAACAAGATTGCTGATGCAGGCGATATCGTTAAGATGACCAAGAAGATTAATGGTGGTACTATTGGACTAGAAGATAGAACTGCACGTTGGGAAAAAGCACTTGCTATTCTCGGCGGTGAAGTAGCACCTGCACCAAAGAAAGCTAAGAAAGCATCTTCAGGTGTTGATATGACTGCTGTACTGAACGTTGGTTCTACTGGCGACACAGTGAAAGCAGTACAAGAGTTTTTAGGTATCGGCTCAGACGGTATCTTTGGTCGTGGTACTAAACGTGCTATCAAGCAATGGCAAGCATCAAAAGGCTTGACTGCTGATGGTGTTGTTGGTCCCGCTACATTAAAGAAAATGTTCGGATAAGATAAGGACTAGAACGATGAGAAGTTTAAAGAGTTTCATGCATGAAGCAAAAGACGCTGGTGAGTACGATCAAGAAGGTCGTATGGCTAAGACTCAACTAAAAGGTATTCTTGCAGACGCAGAGCATATGATTAAGATGTTCGGTGATGATGATAACTTGCCTGAATGGGTACAGAACAAAATCACTAAAGCGGCTGACTATCTAAACTCTTCTCATCGTTACATGATGAACAAGGACGGTGAAGAATAATGGCTTGGGTAACAGTACCAAATAACACTCAGTGGGAATATGATAATGCGGCGACAGCCTCAGACACATACTCTGACACACCTGGTACTATTAGCGGTGGCGTTAGAACATTCACTTTGCCTGGTGGTAATGCAAGACAGACATACATCAAATGCAGAAAGACTACTCTTCCTGCTGGAGTTGGTGAATTAGATAAAACGTTTTGGGACGCACAATGATGAATTCATTTAAAGGACATAGGGCAACACATATAGATACAGTCTGTGAAGAGTGTAACATTTATGAAGATATGGTTGTAGAAGCCGCTGAGTATCAAGGGAAGAAAGTCAATCTGAATGACCCGATACGTACATCAGAAAACCCTAATAAGAAATTTAAAGTATATGTTAAGAACGATCAAGGCAACGTTGTTGTAGTTCGTTTCGGTGACCCCAAGATGTCGATCAAAAGAGATGACGCTGGTGCAAGAAAAAGTTTCAGAGCAAGACATGGGTGTGACAATCCAGGTCCTAAGTGGAAAGCAAAATACTGGTCATGCTATCAGTGGCGTGCAGGCGCTAAAGTAGATAACTAATAAATACAACAGATAACATTTAACTCGGAGAAGACAATGTTCAAGAAAGAGATTAAGCCATTGGCTGAAGGAATGGCAGATAGCATTACTAAGTCTATCAACAAGCTTCAGCACGTAGAAGAAAAAGCATCACGCCCTGCTGATCATGCAGAAGGCGATGTTAAGCCCGCTGATATTTCTGGTGAAGAAGAAGTTAAAGCTGACGGCTCCGCTAAGAAAGCGCCAGTACGTAAAGGCGACAAGGCTGTAGCAGAAGCATACATGGACGAGAAGTCTTGCGTAGGCGAAATGAAAAAGCTACACGCATCTTCATGCTCAAAGACAGAAATGTATAATAAGGTAAGCGAGAAGTACGGTTGCTCAGAAGAGAAGTTCGAAGAACTATACGCTCAGTATTGTGGCGAGGCTTATGAAGAAGTTCAAGAAGACAACTCTAACGACAAGTCAGACGATGGCGAAGGTATGGATAAAGTTCAGCCTAAAGCAGTTAAGAAAAAGTTTGATGATCGTAAAGACAAAGATATCGATAACGATGGTGACGAAGATAGTTCAGATGAGTATCTACATAAGCGTAGAAAAGCTATCTCGAAAGCACTTGAATCAAAAAAGCTTAATGCCTCTGTAGACGAATCTGCCGAACTAGAGGGGCTTGATGAAGGGTTTTCACCTAAAGACATCAAAATGGCAATCGGTATTGCATCAGACAAAAGATACGCTGGTGGCAATATGACTGGTGCAGTCAGAGCAATCAATAAGCTTAAGAGAGGTCTATCTGATCATCCACAAGTTTCTGCTGTTCTAAAAAGACAGAACGAAGNCCTTGAAGAGGGCGCTCAAATTCTTGCTCATGGCGGCAAGGGACAGTACAAAGCAGTAACTAAGAATGGTTCTGTTAGTATCACGTTCAAAGGAAAAACAATTGCGACTGGTGACTTTGATCGTGGCGCAGATGCATTCTTTCTTTCGTGGAAAGACATGCAGAAGGGCAAAAAGAACAGTCGACCAGAAGGCACAGCGTTTGATACTGCACAGGATATGGTAGACTTTTTCGCTAAGAAGAAGATTACTGAATCTTACGGATCAATGAATGCCTCTGTAGATAAAGTTAAGATTCAAAAGCAGATCGATCAGGCTGAGAAGCACATGAAGACGTTCTTTGGTAATACCTCTTCAGTTAAGATGAAGAAGTTTGCTATGCAGAAGAAGATCGACAAGCTTAAGGCACAACTTAAAGAAGAAGCTATACTAGACAAAGCATTGAACGAAGCTCCACGACCGCCTAAGATCAACAAGGGTAAAGCTAAAGGCTCTATCTCTGCAACTGGTATGCGTGGCAAAGGCAACAAGAAATATGACGTAATGGTTGGCTTTGATAACGGCAAGTTTTCGTTTCGCATCACAGATGAAGGTGGAAGATTTCAGACTGTAGGTATCAAGCAAGCATCTAAGATGTTAGGTGAAGAGAATGTTAATAGCTTAGGCTTACAAGAGTTGACATCTGCTGAGAAAAAACTGATCAATCAGATGTACGACAAAAAAGGCAATCTTACTCCGATTGGTAAGAAAGTCATGGACCAAGGTAAAGCGGCTTCTAAACTATCACCTAAAGATATCATCAAAGATAAAGCTAGGCGTAAAGAGTACACTGCATTCCAGAAGTCTAAAAGGAACGAAGAGTTAGATGAAGCAAAAAAATCTGACTACACAATCTACCATAAAACTTTCTCATCTGCGGTACAACATGCAATTGATGTATCAAAGAAGCGTGGGTTTGAAGTGGACGAAGACGATTGGGATCGCAAGGTTGCAATGGGTCCACGTAAGCCAGGTAGAGGCAAAACCAACTCTTACACAATCGACCTGATGAAGAGTGGTAAATCTGTAAAAAATAAATTACAGATGCAAGTATATTATGATGAAGGACGATACGAACTGAATATGTATATTTCATAATATATTATAAGAACCATTAATCTAAAAGGAGAAGTAAAATGGCACTATGGGGAGATACAGACGTTGATGCGGNTATTCCGACATATCTGACAACTGCTGAAAATGCAAAATGTTATTTCATTGACANCACAGAAGCTGGTGTTACTGCTAACAGAGCAAAGGGTTTGAAAACAACTGGCTGGAACCTATACGAAGAGTATGGTACTGGACGCAAGCGTGTTGAGAACTTAGTAGCAATGACTAGAACTGCTGTACAAGCAGGCGATGCTGGTACTACTGGTGTTACTGCTGATGAAGACGCAGTAGTAGCTGATAGCTAAACACTAAATAACAGTGTACCGAGTGAGGGGTTTCGGCTCCTCACTCAAACTAATTACAATATATTACGGTGAACATATTATGATATTAAACGAAGATACATTTACGGTTTATGCGGCAAAGCATTATGACATGAAAAAAGCCGCAAGCGTAGATGAATTCTATGATGATTTAAAAAGGTTTCAATACCTCAAGAGGCTCTTCAAACGATACGAAGAGACTGGTGAGTTGAAGGAGAGACTGATACTAAATCATCTGATCGTTATCTACAACTGCTTTGGAGCGTCTGCTACGCCGATGCTCTTTATGAAGTTAGAAGAATATCATAGTTATATGACACCGTTTACTTTTATGCTAGGCTATATGCCTGATGTCATAGAATACGGCGAAAAGAAAATCATTAGTTCAGACATACCTCTGGACAGTGTAATAATAGAAGAACTTAGGAAAATCTAATGATTGTTGACTTATTTTTAGTATACCAATTTATCAAGCGACTTGCTACTCCATTCGAGAAGTGGGATGCTTATGAGTTAGGTATTATTGATAAAGACGGAAACATTCTAAAGAAACGTAAAGAACTTCGCACTGTCAAAGAGCGTGACGCTTGGGGTAAATTCGATGTGATGATTTCTAAACTGAAGAAGCTGTTAGCTAAAGTACCAGGTGGGTCATCTCGCCTTGCTACATACGCCGCCGCTCTTTGGTTGATCAAGGAGAACAAAGAAAGTAATCTGGAATCGTTGAACGAAGATCAAATTGTCGAAAGTTTTATGCCTTATCTTGAGTTTGTTAACGAAAGTCAAAATCAAGATTTAGATGCATTGTTCGAAGAAGTTATGAGTGCGGCACCTGTCAATTCTGCAGGTTCTGGATCGGTTGCAGGAATTGGTGTTGGGGACGATGGTGAACCCGGACTAACAAAAGCGCAAATGAAAAAATATAAGTCAAAGCGCAAGACCCCCATGAAAAGGTTGCGTGATGTCATTAACGTTACCTGAGGGATATCATGTCAGAAAAAGAATTTCATAGTATGAAAACAGACGTTGCAATATTACAATCAGATGTTGCGAATATACAAGGATTGCTTGGGCGCNTGGATACTGCTATCGATAAAATTGCTGATGCAACGGGCGGCATATCACAGATCCTAGCAGTACATGAGCAGAACCTTTCTGTTCTACAAGATGACGTAGAAGAGCGTAAGCGTCTAGCAGAGAAAGAGACTGAGCTTCTACACAGACGTATCACTGAGTCCAAAGACGAAAGCGCAGAACATCATCGCCGCAATCACAGTGAAGTGATGAATAAGCTTGATAAAATGGGCAATGAAGTGACAGATGAGTTGAAAGAAGTTAAGAAACGTGTTACAATACTTGAGCGTTGGAAGTGGTGGGTAATGGGTGGCTCATGGGCTATCGGTTTCATCATTGCTACAGTCTTACAAATGGGCGGAATAATTAAAATTTTCTCAGGTTGAGTCTTGACAACTAGTGCTGTTATGTGTATAATGATATTAACAGTTTCAATACACTATGGAGTATTACATAATGAATCTTGTGGATTTAAAGTATTCAGGCATCCTGTCTACTAGACTAGAACGTTTCGCAGTAAAAGATAACTCACCTTACAGGGCTAATTGTAGATGCCCTATCTGTGGTGACTCCCAAAAAAGTAAAAGTAAAGCAAGAGGGTGGATTCTTGAGAAGGATAACTCTGCCTTGTACTATTGTCATAACTGTGGTGTATCTCTGTCTCTACGTAACTTTCTTAAGCAAGTCGATAGTAATCTATACAATGAGTATGTAGTAGATATTGCACTAGAGAAAGGCTACAAGACAAGAGAAGTAGCTAAGATCAAACCGCTTGATACTCTTACTCAAAGTAGACCAAAGTTTACTAAGAAGGGTAGCCCTCTACTCAAAATTAAAAAAGTATCTAGCCTAAATTATTCCCATCCAGTTAAAAATTATGTCGATAAAAGAAGGATCCCAGCATCCAAACAATATAAATTATACTACGCACCTCGTTTTGAAGAATGGACTAATTCTCTAATACCAGGCAAACTGCCCGAGAAATATGTCAAGCCTCGATTGGTGCTACCCTTTATAGATAGAAAGGGCAATGTCTTTGGTTACCAAGGCAGAGCCTTCGATGCTGAGAGCATACGTTACATTACGATTATGCTTGATGATACTATGCCCAAAGTCTTCGGTCTTGATGCTGTAGACTTTAACAAGAAGTACTATGTAGTAGAAGGTCCAATAGACAGTCTATTTCTTGACAATGCAGTCGCCATGGCAGGCGCTGATGCAAATGCTTCTGGGCTTGAAAATTTAGATAATGCAATATTTGTTTTTGACAACGAGCCAAGAAATGCTCAGATAGTTGAGCGAATGGAAAGAGTGCTAGATAAAGGCTATAAAGTTTGCATCTGGCCTACGAATTTGGTTGACAAAGACATCAATGATATGATATTATCAGATACTAAAGCAGTTGATATTCAGATGATTATCGACATGAATTCTTATTCTGGTCTTGAGGGCAAATTACAAATGAGTTATTGGAGAAAATGTTTATGAATGTAAGAATGATCGGCTATACTAAGCCAATAGATATTATCGGTATTAATGATGTGCAAGACCTTATTGCATATGCCGCCCGAGTATCAAACCCCGCAAACCAAATGAACACTGCAACAAGCGAGAAGTTACTAGGTTACTTGATTCGTGAGAAGCATTGGTCACCCTTTGAAATGGCTTCTGTAACAATGGAAGTAGAGACTACACGTGATATTGCTAGGCAGTTTCTGCGGCATAGATCGTTCTCTTTTCAAGAGTTTTCACAGCGGTACGCAAATCCGCAAGATATGGAAAACTCTTTTGTTGTACGTGACGCACGTTTACAAGATACAAAGAACCGTCAAAACTCTGTTGACACTGAAGACAAGGTGCTTCAATCCGCTTGGGTTGCGCATCAAAACTCCGTAATCGCTAGAGCTAAAGAAGCATACGATTGGGCGATTGACAACGGCATCGCAAAAGAACAAGCACGTGCAGTACTGCCAGAAGGTAACACTGTATCTCGCTTATATGTGAACGGAACTATACGTTCCTGGATTCACTACATAGAACTACGCTCTGGGCATGGAACGCAAAAAGAACATATTGAATTAGCACGTGAAATTGGTAAAGCAATCAATACAATATTTCCAATGAGTGAGCAATTCATTAACTGATAGATATAGGAACGAAGATGATACAAGTAACAAAAAGAGATGGGTCAAAGGAACCGCTAGACATTGAGAAACTACACAAGGTTGTTTTTCATGCGTGTGATAATATTACGGGCGTAAGCCCTAGTGAAGTTGAGATTAAAAGTCAGATTCAATTCTATAATGGTATGACAAGTAAAGAGATACAAGAAACTCTTATTAAAGCGTCTGCTGATTTGATTGATGATGAGAATCCAAACTATCAGTTTGTTGGTGGACGATTGATCAACTATGCATTGCGCAAAGAAGTCTATAATGACTATACCCCCTTTTCTGTTAAAGAACTTGTAGAGCGTAACATTGCGAGTGGGTTTTATGATGCTGAATTACTTGAGCAATACTCTGACGAAGAGTGGGCTAAGATTGATTCATTCGTAAAGCATGATCGTGATGAAGCACTCACCTATGTTGCAATGGAACAGTTACGTGGTAAGTACCTCTGTCAAAATCGTGTGACGGGTGAAATCTTCGAAACTCCTCAGATGTGTTATGTGCTTATTGCCGCAACTCTGTTCCAGAACTATCCAAAAGACACTAGACTATCATGGGTAAAAGATTATTATGATGCTGTTTCTCTACACGATATTAGCTTGCCTACTCCTGTTATGGCTGGCGTTCGCACACCTCAGCGACAGTTCAGTTCGTGCGTCCTTATTGAGACTGATGACAGTCTTGATAGTATTAATGCTACTGCATCAAGTATTGTTAAGTACGTAAGTCAGAAAGCAGGCATCGGTATTGGTGGTGGTAACATTCGTGCGATTGGTTCACCTATTCGTAGGGGTGACGCATTTCACACAGGTATCATTCCTTTCTATAAGCACTTTCAATCTGCTACTAAGTCTTGTTCACAAGGCGGTGTACGTGGTGGTGCGGCGACTATCTATTATCCAGTTTGGCATCTTGAAGTAGAAGACATGCTAGTACTAAAGAACAACAAAGGTACTGAAGAGAACCGTGTACGTCATATGGACTATGGTGTACAGTTCAATAAACTAATGTATGAGAGACTAATCAGCGGTGGTGATATCACTCTGTTCTCGCCTAACGATGTGCCTGGGTTGTATGAAGCATTCTTTGCAGATCAAGACAAATTCAAAGAACTGTATGAACGTGCAGAGCGTAACACAAGACTACGTAAGAAATCTATCAAAGCGATTGAATTGTTTGGCTCATTCATGGAAGAGCGTAAGAACACAGGTCGCATCTATCTACAGAACGTAGACAATGCAAATGATCATGGTTCATTCTTGCCAGACGTTGCTCCTATTCGTCAATCGAATTTGTGTGCAGAAATTGATCTACCAACAAAGCCTTTGAATGATATTAATGATCCCGATGGTGAGATCAGCCTATGCACACTATCTGCTATTAATTGGGGCAACATCAAGTCTACGGGCGATTTTGAGCGTGTGTGTCGCCTTGCAATACGAGGGTTAGACGCATTACTATCGTATCAGAACTATCCTATTCTAGCGGCTAAACTATCAACTGACAAGCGTAGACCATTAGGTGTTGGTATCATTAACTTCGCATATTGGCTTGCAAAGAATGATCTGACATATCAAGACATCACATCTGAAGGATTAGAGTTGATTGATGAGTACGCAGAAGCATGGTCTTACTATTTGATCAAAGCAAGCGCAGACTTAGCAGTAGAGCAAGGCGCACCAAGCGGTAATCTTGAGACTAAATATGGTCACGGTATTACACCAAACATGACTTACAAGAAAGACGTTGATGAGCTAGTCAAGCACAAAGAACGTCAAGATTGGAAAGGTCTACGTAAGCAACTGAAAGCAACAGGTATACGTAACTCTACCTTGATGGCACTAATGCCAGCAGAGACTTCAGCACAAGTTGCTAACGCTACAAATGGTATTGAGCCACCACGATCTTTGATTAGTGTCAAGCAGTCAAAGCATGGTGTACTGAAGCAAGTTGTTCCTGAGTACAAGAGACTAAAGAACAAGTACGACTTACTGTGGGATCAGAAGTCGCCAGAAGGTTATCTAAAGATCATGGCTGTACTACAGAAGTACATTGATCAAGGTATCAGTATCAATACTAGTTACAACCCAACATTCTCAGAAGATGAGAAGATACCAATGAGTACAATGCTACAGCATCTATTAATGTTTTACAAGTATGGTGGAAAGCAATTGTACTACTTCAACACATACGATGGTCAAGGTGAAGTTGACGTAAGTAAGATGATGGGTGAACCATTAGAGCAAACAGTAGTTGATGATGATGATTGCGAATCCTGCGTAATCTAATTAAAAGACTTGACAACTCGTTCAGGATGTGTTATCTTGGACGAGTCGCTAAACATAGAAAAAAGAGGAAACGAATGAGCGTATTTGATGTCACAAACAAAGCAGATCATACTAAGGTAACTGCATTCTTGGACCCAACTGGTGGTCCAACAATTCAACGCTATGACACGTTGAAGTATAAGAATTTCGATAAGCTTACTGATAAACAGTTAGGGTTCTTTTGGCGACCAGAAGAGGTCGATATCTATCAAGATGCAAAAGACTTTAAAGGCTTGACTGAGCATGAGAGACACATCTTTACGTCTAACTTGAAACGTCAAATTTTACTTGACAGTGTACAAGGTCGTGCGCCTGTCGAAGCGTTTAGCCCTATTGTAAGTTTACCTGAGATAGAGAACTGGATTCAGACCTGGACGTTCTCTGAGACGATCCACAGTCGCTCCTACACGCATATCATACGTAATGTATACAGTAACCCTAGTAAAATCTTTGATGAGTTGATGGATATTCCAGAGATCATGGATTGTGCGGGTGACATCTCTAAGTACTATGATGACTTGATTGAGACTAGCGCATACTATAACTTACTAGGTGTAGGCACACATACAGTCAACGGCAAGAAAGTTGTTGTCGATTTGTACGAGTTGAAGAAGCTATTGTGGTTGACTTTGATGAGCGTAAACATTCTTGAAGGTGTACGCTTTTACGTATCTTTTGCTTGTTCATGGGCATTCGCTGAATTGAAGAAGATGGAAGGTAACGCAAAGATCATTAAGTTGATTGCACGTGATGAGAACCTTCACCTTGCTTCTACTCAAATGTTACTAAAGACTTTGAAGAAAGATGACCCAGACTTTATCACTATCGCAGAAGAGACTGAAGCTGAATGCATTCAAATGTTTGTAGACGCTGTAGATCAAGAAAAGCAGTGGGCGCAATATCTGTTCAAAGATGGTTCTATGATTGGTTTGAATACAGAACTATTGTCAAACTATATTGAGTTTATCTGTTCACGCAGAATGAACAATGTTAATCTGAAATCACCATACAGTGTAAAGAGCAACCCATTGCCTTGGACACAGAAATGGATTAGTGGCGCAGAAGTACAAGTAGCCCCACAAGAGACAGAAATCACAAGCTATGTGAGTGGTGGTACTAAGCAAGATGTCGATAAAGAAACATTTAAGGGGTTCTCTCTGTGATAGAAATTTACGGTAAAGACAATTGCGCTTTTTGTGATAGAGCAAAGCAAGTTTGTGAGACTAAAGGTTTAGAATATGTTTATCATAAATTGGGCGAAGCCTTTACACGTGATGAGTTGATTGAGATGTTTCCAAACGCAAGAACGTTCCCGCAAGTAAAAATCGATGGCACTGCTATTGGAGGTTACAAAGAACTATATGAACAAGTGGGATGATGCTTACATGGATACGGCAGAGAGGTTCGCTTCTCTGTCTACAGCTAAGAGATTACAAGTAGGTGCGATTGTTGTTAAAGATAATCGCATCATATCTATTGGATATAATGGTATGCCTAGTGGATGGGATAATAGATGCGAAGATGAGTATCAGTATGAAGACGGTGGTTATGAAACAAGAACTAGACCTGAAGTAATACACGCAGAAGCAAACGCTATTGCTAAACTCGCTAGATCAAATGAGAGCGGTGATCACGCCTCAATATATATTACTCATGCTCCATGTGTCGAGTGTGCGAAACTTATATATACTAGCGGTATACACAACGTATACTACAAAAATGAATACCGAAATGAAGACGGGATAAAATTTCTTCATAATTGCGGACTAAAGGTAATAAAACATGATCAATAAATTTGATGCAAAGTGCCCGTACTGTGAGACTGAATTCCATATCGAATTTGAGAATGAAGACGATGAGTTAGTGTACTGCCCATCATGTGGTGAACAACTACCTGATTTTGAAGAGGACGCACCCTACGAAGAGGACTGGGATTAAACACTGATGAAGAAGCTTAAAAAGTATGTAAACTTTGATATTGAAATCTGCGCTGAATGCGCTCTAATGACGGCTTTTGGAATTATCTATATACTTGCATTGGTCCCTTTAATGTAAGGAATATTAGATGTGGTATTATGAGAACGTTGAGTTCACTAGTGAAATGATAGAAGACTGTGTTGGTTTTGTATATGTTATAAGTGAATTGAGTAGTAGCAAGAAGTATGTTGGAAAGAAGTTGTTTAGGTCTAAACGAAAACTTCCCCCACTAAAAGGTAAAACCCGTAAACGTACAGTCATTAAAGAGAGTGATTGGATGGATTATTANGGGTCCTCAGACGAGGTAAAGGCGCTCGTGGAAACACTGGGCGCTTCTAACTTTCATAGAGAGATATTGCACCTATGTATGTCAAAGGGTGAGATGTCTTATCTCGAAGCGAAGGAGCAGTTTGACAGGGATGTCTTGCTCTCTAGCGAGTATTATAACGGTATAATCAACTGTAAAATACACAGAAATCACGTAAAAAGACTAGCAGACACGTAAGTCATTGATTTAAAACGAAATCTTTTTTGGTTTATTTTGGTATAAACCCTTGACAATTCTCTCAGATATGGTATAATATGTACATAAATTGAGATAAAGGCTGTTGCTGATGAATTGTATTGACGTTTTAGGTGGTAAGAAAGCAGAGCGAGAGATCGCTCTTGAGTGTGTCAACTGGTGTCTTAAGCAGATGCTACCCCGTCATAGAACTCTCGACATCACTGTTGAGTTCAAAAAGCTGGGTGATGCCTATGGGTATTGCATGGAAGAAGATGAGCGTGGTCGTGAGTTCACTATCACACTACGTAAGGGCTTGGGTCTCTACGATCTGATCAGCACTATCTGCCACGAAATGATACACTTGAAGCAGTATGCACGCCGTGAGTTACGCAATGTAAACGGCAACACTATGTGGAAGAAGAAAGCATATAACGATGTATCGTACCTTGATGCCCCTTGGGAGAAAGAGGCTTATCGCTTAGAAGATAAGCTTGCGGTTCAGTGTTTCAAGACTATGACTACAACATTATAGGAGAGTAAGATGAAAAGTTTTCTTCACCCTGTTAAGAAATTATTCATGGAAGCAGTATGGTCTGCCGCTGGTAAAGAAGTTACTGGTAATTATTGGGGTACACCTTTCTTAGGTACTATCACAAGTGTACGTGCTAAGTACGGCACTGACCTTGAGGTCACTGTTGAGGCAGATGGTGAGATGCATTTGATTGATGCGTCAACGCTGTATGATGGTGGTAATGGAGTTTACGAAAACCTCCATGTTTACCTATAAAAGCCCTTGACACTGATCCGAATCA